CGGAGATACATGATCGCCGCGGAGTTGCTCAGATGCATGTAGGACGTGCCGCCGAACATGCCCGAGCCATCGAGCAGGCCAGCCAGGTCGCCCGTCTGGATCTGGATCATCGGAGCCAGTTGCGTGACGTGCAGAGCCTGCGTTGTCACGTCGCCGGATTGACGGCCGCGGACAACGTTCTGCTGCGGCATGAATTCCGCAGACATGACGTCGCGCAGCTTATTTGCCCCGAAAGCAAAGTCGCAGACTGTGAACATGAATCAATCTCCTATGGTGTCGCCTTGCGACGTCGCTTTCTGCGGTTGGCGGGATCATTCGCCCGATCGATGTATTCTTTTTTCGCCCACTTCACCAACGCCGCAGCGTCCTGCGAACTCACCGCTTCAATTTCGTCTCGCAGTTCAGGCTTCATTGGGAAATAGCCGCGAACATAGAGCCGAGACCGATGCTGCGTTGCTGTGATCTTGGACTGCGTCAGGACGATCTGTTTCAGCTTGCCGGTCAGCACCAGCGGAATCGTGTGACCGACTTTTCTTTTCTTCCAGCGGTTGTATTTGAGTGATCTCGGAGCGTAGTCCCACGCCCCGCCCGCTCTGGTTTCCGGTGTGCCCTCAAAGTGCCTTCGCAGGATCAACCGCCGATGCCGTTCCATGATCTCGCGATTGACATCACGCATAATTTTCGCGTGCTGCCGCGTCGTGAGCAGATCGGACCGCAACTCGACGGAGATCAGTTTGGTTGTCATCAGTTACCCTGACCACGCCACGTCACCACAAATTCAGCCCACCGATACGGCACACCGTTGTTATCTTCTGGATGAACCCGGCCCTGCACGATGTCAACGTCCCAAGGCACGAGCTGCCCACCGGACATGCTTGCAACTTGCATCTCTTTCGGAATCCCGCTGATCGTGTTCAGCCACCACAGCACTTCCGCATCAATCTTGGCTTTTCGATCGGCAGCCGAATCGTCACTGGCTTGCTGGTAGTCCTCGGGAACCGTCGATTCCAGAATTACTTGCACAGTCCCGGACGATTCGCACGAGTCAACTGTCAATAATTCGAGCGTTGATTTGTCGTTGAGTCTCACGATAGCCCGCGGCATTGGCGCCACGCTGGTTAACTCGTTTTCGTCTTGCTGACTGATGTAATCGAAGTAAATGGAATCGAGTGCTTCCGTTGCATCTGCTGCGACAACCAGTGCTTGAAATGACGCTGATGCCGCAAGGGCCGATCTGGTCTTAGACACAACAAGAGCTAATAGCCCGGTCGGACTGACGGTCGGCACACTCATTGTCCAGGAACTCCAGAACGTCGGTCACGGTCTTTATGCTCGATCACGAGCACAATCATCCCGTTGTAGGCGGTGAAACTCTTCGTTGACCATCGCTCACCATTGATCAACCATCCGTCCCGCAGCGTCACGCTGACAGAGTCGTCCACCGTCAACTTGGCTCGCCGGACACCATCCCGACCGACCTGCATTTCTGCCGTTCCGGACTCATCCTCAAACACCGCGGAAACCGTTGTCCCCGCGGCTGCGCTCAATGGGTAATGCGTGACCGACTCGCCAAACACGGAGAAGAGTGTTGGCGAGCCAGCCGCATCCCATATATCGCGGAAAACACTCAAGGCTTACTCCTGGGTGCGGATCGCCAGGAAGTTGACGTGCAGCTTGCCAGTCGCCGTGCCGCTGGTCTTTTCGATGTGGGCCAACGCACCGAGCGGACCGGTCGCCGCATCCAGCTTGAACGTCGATCCATCGATCACACGGACGCCATTGACATACAGCTTGACGTTGGCCGGGTCGCGAGCATCGATCCACAGTTCGACCTTGTTCGCGACCGCAGATCCCGCCGTGGCATCCACGGTCGTATCCGTCGCCGCAACAGTCGTCGTGCCGTCCTTGGACTGAGCCAGGATCGACAAGTCGCCGCCGTCGATGTGGAAGAAACAGTGCTCGGTGACCGCATCCGCATCGGTCGTACTGGTCCCGTTCGCGAGGCCGACGTTGATGTCGACCGCACTGGTGGACCCGTTCGCCGCGAGGCAGACGATCGCTTCCAGGATCGGCTTGGAAGCAACGGCAAACCGTTCCTGCGACAGGATGTCGATGCACTGAGCTTCGCTGGTCGCGGTCAGCTCCAGTTCGCGAGTTGCCCCGAGAACCTTGGGATAGCCGAACGCACCAACAGCCTGCGTGCCGGTCGGAACCGACAGGCAGCCGTGAGTGATGTGCGTCCAGTCATACTGACATTCCGGCACGTTCAGATTGACGTACATCTGAGTGTCACCGCTGGCCGCATCGCCAACCGCACGCCCGATGTAGTAATCACGATCGTTGACCTTCTTGAAATGGGCCTTGCTGGCGCTGGCGTCCCAGTAGACGCGGCCGCCATCGAGAAAGACGATGCTGCTGGTCTTGGCGACCAGGAACACGCCTTCCGTCTGATTGCCGATCGGGTCGCCCGACGCAGCGGAATTGAGCCCGGTGTAGACTGCAGCGCGGCCGTCCGGTAACTGCCGAACCTCGCCCGAACTGACCGCGGCTGCCGCCGTGGTCGTGATCACACAATCTTCTTGATGAAACATCGCCTCGGCCATATCCAGCCCTTTCTGTTGTGTTTGAAAATATCGCCCGGCTGATCACTCAACCGGGCTTTGAACCACCCGGATCATTCCGGCTGGATTAGGCACCCGCCGCGTAGTACAGGCCGCGGAAGTCGACCGCCTTGACCCCGATATCCATGTTGATGTCCCAGCCCATGCCCCACTGACCCTGAGTCAACTGGAACGAACGGACCTGCGGACGACGCCCGGTTCCCGTGCGGTAGCCCACCCGGATCGTACGGGACGAATCAGCCGCCAGGAACCAGTTCGTGGCCGAACCGGTGTAGCTGGTGTCAGAGGCCGGATCGGTGACACCAGTCGCATCAATCCGGGCTTCCGAAATGATCTGCAACGCACCAGCCAGCGTGTTGATATTGCCCCGCTCGGTGACGCTGCCCGCCGTGCCTGCAATCACAATCTGCGAACTGTTGATCAGCTCGCGAGCCGTGAATTCCAGGTCCGGGGGAACGATCAGATACTGCGGCCGCACATTGATCCGCTTGACCTTGCCAGCCGGATCGGTCCAGTACTGCTTGACCATCGCAGTGATTGCGGCCTTCAGAGCAGACGAAGACAGGGCCGTGCCGCCGCCAGTCCCCTTGTTCGCGTGACCGCCAGCCGTGGTGACGGCCGTCGTGTTGAACAGGGCCCCAGTGTCGGCCATCGTCGGATTTGCAAGCAGCAGGGCATACACCAGGTTCGGCCGAAGCTGCGCGGCTTCGAGTCCGAGATTGAACGGAATCTGGCTGAAAAAGCCGAGGTTTTCGTCAATCATGTCCTGCTCGTCGATGACGAACTGATTGGCGTAGCGGGCGATCTTGTACTGCTCCCGCGTGTCGTCAATCTTCGCGTGCGGAGCGGTCTGGCCTCGCGGCAGACGCTTCAGCGAGGTCATGCGGCCCGGGGTGATCAGGTCGTTCGTCTTGAAATTCGGGACGTCCTCTTCCATGCACCAGCCGGTCGAGTCCGCCGCCGAGGTATACCCAGCAATCAGACGGGCCTGAACGCTGGTCGTGAACACATAGGTCAGATTCGAGCCAGACACCGCCGCGCGGATGTAGCCCTCGTCCGTGACAGGATCACTACCGGTGAGCGGATCTTTCAATCGCTCCATGCGGGCACACTCTTCCGCGAGCCGCAACATCGAGAACCGACGATACTGATCACCCTGATTCGCCAGCCGCTCCTGCACCTGCCGACGCCCTTCCGGCATCGCGGCGAAGTTGGTGTCGAAATTCCCGGTCCGCAGGGCGAACCCGGCCGACAGCAATTCACGAGTCGCGTCGTCGCTGGAATGGTTGTGCTGTGCCGGAGCCCGATTGACCGGAGTCGACCGACCGGCTGACAGATGCCGCAAGAATTCGGTCCCGGATCGCTCGACCGACCAGCCGGAATTGATGGCCTGAGTGACCAGCGTCTCCGGGGTGTCATCGCTGGCCAGGCTGCGAATCGCAGAGATCCGTTCCCGCTCCTGCCGCACAGCCAGTTCATGGATCGCGTTCGAGTCAGACCGGGTCGCGTCAGCCGGAGCCGCCACGGTCGCCGGTGTGGTCGTGGCACCAACAGCCACGCTGGTCGTATTAACCGCACTGCGGACACTGGTATCAACCGGAGTCGCACTGGTATCAACCGGAGTCGCAGCGGTCGCGGTTGCCTGAGCCCCTTCCTGCACTTCATTCGGTTCCATATCGGACCTTTCTTTGATTGATTCGTCGGCGCGAATCTTCGCATCCTGATCCGCGCCGACCGGCGTCAGGCTGACCTCTTTAATCCAGTACCGGGAGACCACCCGCAGCGGAGTCGCCCCCGATCGAAACTCACGCCCCATCACAGTTCGCGTCGTGAATGGCGGAATGACATCCGCCTGACGAACGCGATAGCCGATTGACACGTCCGTCAAATGCCCGTCGTTGATCAGGTCCAGAGCCATCTGGCCCCGCTCCCCCCGGGCAAAGCGAATCGTTCCGACAATCTGCTCGTTCTCTTTCCGAATGCTGATCATGCTGCCGACCATCGCGCGAATCGTGGTCGTGTCATGCGAGTCAACAGCCGGTGTTCTCTGGCTCCATGTCGCCCCGTTCGATAGCAAGACCTCGGTCACGTTGGACCGGGTCCGCAGATCGAATGCCTCGACGACGCCCTCGGTCGATAGCACCGCATCAACCGTGCGATTTTCCATGCTGAGCGAGGATGGCATCACGGCCGCCGCCCGCGTCATGTACACGTCAACATCCTGGGCCGTGTCAGATCGGATCGCTGTCATACTACCGCCTTTCCAGCCACTGCCCGCGGCGAATCAGAGACAGGTGTTGCCTTGCTCGGTGTCGGCTGCTGGCCCGACTGCTGCTGCATCGGTGCAGGCTTGTCGGCATAGGGACCGAGCGGCAGTCCGGCTGTTTCGAGAGCGGCCTTTTCCCGCACCCGCTGATCAATGACCTGCTCCCAGTCTTTCCCACGAGCAGCACAGACCTCAGCCAGCGTCGTGACGCCCAGTTCCAGATTGGTCTGATCGGCTTGCGACTCTTTCGTCGGGTCAACGTGCGGAGCGGCTTCCCACGTCCAGACTGTGTCGTAGGACTGAGGAGCGGCAGGAACCTTGCCCGCCAATTGAGCCTCACGCAGCACCATCCGCACTAGCCGATTCAACGCAACGCGACAGATCCAGCGTTGATCCGCGGCAACACCGCGATTGAACAACTGGCCGTCAAAGCGGGCCGACGAATAGCTGTGCTCGGCACTATCGAGCAGCACCATCATGAGCGGCATATTCACCGGCCGGCCGAGTTCGCGGAGCCGTTCGCGGACATACTCTTTGTACGTCGAGCCCGGCTGCTGCGCCGTGACCTGCGTCGGCTTCCAGCCTGGCGGAAGCGTGCGCATCGTCCGCCGTTGAATGGCAACGGTCTCATTGACCGCGACATAAGGCGCGTCAGGGTGATCGGTGTACAGGACGATCGACATATCCGCCGCCGCGCGGGCTGCGTCCATGACTTGATCGTTGTAGCAGCGGAGATCGGCTGCGACCTGCAGCCCCGGAGCAAGCCACGGCACACCGCGGATCTGCCCGGGCTCACGCTGCTTGAATCCGTGAATAATGAATTCGGCTGCGATCTCGCGCGAGGATGCCGTTGCCCCCAACTGCTCCGAGACGAGAAAATCATCGACGTAATACGCCAGCGGCTTGCCTTGATCGTCCCGCTTGACGCCCAGCCCGACAGCCGTGGTGTCATAGGATCCGAGCAGCGGACTCCGCAGCCGCTTCGGGTGGATGTCCTGCAGACGCAGCCGGATATCAGCCTCGGGAGTCTCGGCCGCGGACGTCAGATGCCAGACGAATTCGCCGCAGGTCCAGAGTGATCGCACCGCCTGCCGCAGCAGGTCTGCGCCGGACAACTGCTCGTTGTAATCCGGCTTTTCCCACCAGTCCGACCAGACTTTTTCGGCCGCCGTGTTGAAGTCTTCGCTGTCGGAGTGGATCTGCAGTGCTGGACCGTCGACGCCAACAACGCTGTTGACGTGCGAGCAGATCATCCCCTCGATCCAGCCGTTTCGCTCAGCCTCGGCGAGACACCGATTCCGCAGCGTCTCCAGATCGAGCGACAGCTTTTGATTCAGCGGTTCGCCATGATCGCGGCCGAACTGATCGCTATTGAGTCGCGTTGTCTTCGCGGCTTCCCAGCTTCGGGTTGCTTCCTCGGTCCCAGACCGGGAGACAGCACCCCAGATGCGTTGCAGGATATTGACCATCAGCAGTCCCCCGAGTCTGAGTCAGGACGCTGATACTGGACCTTCTGAATCTGCATGACGCCGTTCGTCGACGCCATCAACGCTTCCCGCTGAGCCTCTTTGCAGTCGCGAATGAAACCGTCGATCGCGGAATAACTCCACGTCATTTCTGACCCGCTGTTTTTGACGCTTGGAATCGTGGCCAGATAGCCACGCGCAACGCGAGCCTTCGTCAATGCGGTCGCGTAGTCGCCTGATTCCAGGGCCGCAACCGCAGCGGTCATTGCAGACGTAAGCAGGGAATAGCTCATGGCAAGCATCCTAAGACGCTCGCCAAGCTCTGCGGTAAGATTTTCCGACTATCGGTACACGCCGTGTACTAATTCTTTTCGATCGACTGAAACGGGTATTGGCAGGACTGGCATTTGTGCCAGCGAGTTGTCCCCCGGGTGGACGTCGTCTTGATCTCGACGGAATTGCACTTCGGGCATTTGATTCGGGACCAGACCACCACTGATTTCTTGGGCTTGTCGTCTTCTTCCTCGGCGACCGGAACCTGTCGCGTCGCTTCACAGTGATCACATTGCAGAGTTTCGACGGCGCGCCCCCACCAGGTTTCCCGGCCGACGAGCGTTGCCGCCTCGCAGCCGCACTGCTCGCAGGGAGATCCGGTGACGCGCTGCATGCTATTTCCGGGTGCGGTCGATAGTGTTGGCAAACCAGGACGTCTCCTGCTTGGACTTCGTTTCCGTGTCAACCGTCACGAGCCGGAATCCGGCCTGATGTCCAGCGACACAGGCATAGATCACCGCGTCGAAATAGTGGTTCGGCCGCTTGTGCTCATTGACCCATTGCGATATCGGCCCCTTTTTCGGATCGAATCTCTGCTCCAGTCGCTCTGCCGTGATCTGCTTGGCGAAATCCCAATGCGTGCGCGGCTCGATGACATGGAACAGGTCCATCGCCCCAGCAGATCCAGCCGGGCACGTCAGCCGCTCGTGCAGCCATGATTTCCAGACGTCGGTGTTAATCAGCACCAGCTTGATTCCGCGGGCCTTCTGCAGCCGCTCGCAATGGTAGCCGTCTGCGATCGTGGCAATCGTCTGCGTGACTCGCATCGGAGATCGATACGGTTCCCGCTCCGATCCGCCTTGCCCCTTGGACGGTGCGAACGGAGACCCGGACTCGCGGCAGAATGCATAGACCAGATCCGTCTGATACCCCGAGTCAATCAGGCAGTGAGACACCGGCACCCGCTCGCCGTTCGGCTTCGCCCATCCCGCCGTGACCATGTCCCTGAGTTCCCGCAGCGTCTGCAGGATCGCCCGCTCTTCGCCGAGTTCCTTCGACGGCACATCGAGCATGCCGTAGTCGACGATCTTGGACCGCGTCCCCGATCGCCACGACACCAGCGACCAGTGAATCTTGTACTTGCCGATATCCACGCCCATCGTGAGCCATTGGGTGTCATCCGGGACGTAGCCTCGCGCCGGGTGTGAGATCCGCTCAGACAGGACCGTTGCGTCAAGGCTGGTTAGATTTTCGATGACTGGCTTTTGCGGCAACGTGAAAACGAATTGCAGAATCTCACGCTCCGCAACCTCGGCATCATTCGCCCGCGCGGCCCGCCACTCCTGATCCCCAATGTCACCGGCCGACCGGAAGAAATTGTTGACCGCGGTGTAGCGATACCCCAGCGTAAACGTTGCCGGCGCCGGTCCGACGATCTGACCATCCGGCGTCACTTCCTGCCCACGATGCACCAGGACGGCCCCTTGATGTGCTGTGTGCCGGTCTGCCTCGGACCATCGCTCGCCGCATTCCGGGCAGTACCATGCCGTCTGATTCGCAGCTTCGACCTCGTTTTCCGCGGTCTGATGGCCGATCAGATGTTCCCGGCCTGGCGTTACCAGCCGGTCACAGTGCGGACACTCCAGGGCGATCCGCGTCTGCGTCCCCTGCTGATACTCCTGCCATGTCCTGCCTTCCTCGATCGAGACCGTTCCTTCGAGATATACCCTCGCCCGATCGCCATAGCTGGCTGTTCGGGCTTCCATCTGCCGCAGTGGGTCCGCTTCCCGCGAGTTCGCCCCGGCCATGTCCATCTTGTCGACTTCAGTGACGATCAGAATCCGCGAGGTATACCCCGAACGCTTCTCATCGCCGCCGCCCGCCGACATGAATTTGAGTTCCGCCCCATTGCGAAACCGGATCGACTCAAACTTGCCGCCGCGAGACCCCGCGCCAGTATTCGGAATGAGGCTCTTGTACCGGCTCGCCGCAATGACAGGCTCGATGTCGATCCGCCATTTGTCGGCCGCCATTTCCATCGTCGGGGCCCCAAGAACAACCGTTTCTTGACACTCAAACAGGTAGTACATCGCGGGAATGATGTAGCCCGTGAGTGATTTTCCCGACTGCACCGGGCCTGTCATCACGTTCCGCCGCCAGCGCCCGGAGTCAATTTCGTCGAACCACAAGCGGGTGTGCGGCTGCCTGGCACACGAAAACTTGAATCCCTTGTACGGACCGTCCGGAATCACGATCTCCTGTTCGGCAAACTCGCGAATCGTTCGCAGCCGCGGAGCCCGGGCACTTCGCAGGAAGTCAAGATAGAGCCGCTTCGCCGTCTGCTGCCATGTCGGATGCGATGCCGTCTTCACCATCGATCACCTGATCAACAATTCCTTCCAGTTCGGACAGCACCTGCTCGAATTCCGCTTGCATCTCTGGCGACACTCGCCCGAGCCGAACGCTGAATGACCGGATCACACCAGCCGCCCGCTGCATCATCCGCTGCACGGTGTCAGCCGGAATCAACGTGCCATGCTGAATGCGGTACTTGTCACGCTCCTGCAGGGCCCTGTACTTCCGCAGTTTCTCCAGATGCGGCGACTGAGCCTGAGCAATAGCGGCGTCATCATCGTCATCGTCAGGAGTCTTGCGGCGATCGCCCTTACTGCGTCTCCACGACTCGCAATCCTCGACGCAGTACGCTCCTTGAGCGCCGGGCATACCCTCTGCGATCCACAGAGCCACAGTCCGAGTAGCAACGCCCATCGCGTTCGCCAGCTCCGTCTGTGTCCGGACAACAGTTTTCCCCGGCTTCCTTGCAATCTTCCCACCTTGCCAAGAGTGATGATGAATCCCAGTTTACGCCGCTTATTGACAAAAATTTCGCCATCGAAC